GACGTAAAACAATTAACGAATCACGTGCCGACATGGGCTTGCCATTATTGGATAGTCCGGAAGCAGACGTGCCGTTATTGTTCGCGACCAATGGCATCTATCAATTAACTCCGGACGGTCTAAAACTTGCCGATCAGGGCATGGCAGGATTAGGCGGGGCGGGTCTTGAGGATCTAGGTCTTGAAGAATCACCGGAAGAAGAATTGGCAGAAACAGAAGAAAAGCCGGAAGAAACAAATACATCCGGCGTTTCCGGCGGTCAAGTAACAGACGAAGAAATCGAAGCCGAGAAATCAGCAGAGCGACGCGAGTTAAACGCGTTTATCAAATGGGCTTCAAAAGGTCTCAGAAATCGTCCATTCAATTTTGAGAATACAGATCCTATTGTTGCCGAAGCGTTAAATCGTTTAATGGCAGATGGTGATATAGAAACCGCGCGAACTGTCGTATCTGCTTATACATCGTGAAGCATTGGCCCGCGAAAAGGATTCAAGGCGAGATCGCGGCTCGTAATGCGGTCAAGATCCGGGCGGCTCTAGCGGTCTCAGTTAATGCGCGTAAGGTTGCGCAGGATTTCCTAGCCTCTCAACCTGAAATCACCGATAACACGACTCAAGATCGTGTCAGGGCGCGCATGTGGGCGTTATTAAACGTCAACATGGACGTAGCACCGTTACGACGCATGATTCAACAGGTCAGAATTGAAGGCTGGCTAACCGGTAAAAAAGCGGCAGATCATTCAATTAAACAGGTCGTTAAAAAGAACAAAACAGTCTCTCTCATGGAAATTGCGTTAGATCCAAGCGCAGACGTATGGGATGACTGGAAACCGGGCGACATAGTAAGCGCGGCCCTTTTAGGGCGTGAATACGGTTTAGATATTCTGCTTCAGCAAGCAGGGTTAACAATCAAAGAAATTTCTAAAACCTCGTTAGATCGTATTGGCACACGGTTAGCGGACGGGGTGCGTCAAGGTCTATCCGTAGACAAAATCGCGGCTTCAATAGCGGACGACATAGCGGATCCAGCGCGAGCGTTAAGTATCGCCATGACCGAAACTACGCGCGCGACCATGCTGGCGGCTGTGGATCGGTATAAAGAGGCTAACATTCGGCAGATGCAGTGGTCGGGCATGGATCCTTGCGAAGTGTGCGCACGTAATGATGGTGAAATAGTCAATATCGGGGATCCGTTTCCTAGTGGAGATCTTGAACCCCCTGCTCATCCGAATTGCCTATGCTCGTTATTGCCTGTAATTGATACGGTTGCGATTAAAGACGTCAATCCCGACGCGGACGCGGCTACGGCTAATCTGTATGAAGAATCAATATCGCGAGAAATGACGCTTACTCCGGAATTGATCGAAATTCAACGGTCACTTGCCGAACAAAACCTAGAACCTTCATTCTCAGGATTACGTTTTAGGCTCAAACAGAAAAAATCGCTACGCCGTAAGATCCTTGATGAATACGGAAAAGGCGAATTCAGAACCATCGCGGATGCGGCATCATCCTTATCGGATGCGGTGCGTTACACGTACGTATGGGATCAAGGCGTCTACGTGGCGGGCGTTCAACGAACCCTTAACGCGTTACAGGAAAAAGGTTACGGTTTACGTGTTAAAAATTATTGGCAGAGGGCGGATTACAAAGGCATTAACGTAAGCGTAACCGATCGTACCGGTCGTAATTTTGAACTCCAATTTCACACGACTTTGTCGGTCGCGGTTAAAGAAGATTTACACGCTCTGTACGAAAAGTACCGCGTTAGTAAAAATAATCGGGAACGCTGGGATCTATGGAATCAAATGACCCGAATCGCCAGCAGAATCTCAAATCCGAAAGATTTCCAAGACCTGTTACAGATTGGAACGATCAAAAGAGAATACTTCACAGATTCGCGCGGTGTGGCAAGATTAGGCAACACCGGACTATGGTCAACCTCAAATAAAGGGGCGCGATGATCGACGATCGTTTCTATTTCAAAGTCGATGATAAAAACGACATTAAATCTATTTATCGTCTAGTTGCGGATGACGCAAAAAAGACCGTAACAGAATTAATATGGATGAATAATCGCTGGCAAATAACCGAAGGTTTAGTTCGGATGATTTCAAGCGGTGAATTTTATTTAGAACCTGTAACCAAAGAAACCGTACAGCGATTCACGCCTTACGTGAACGTTAACGAATACCAACCTAGTTAGGAAAGAAAATACATGAGCGATCTAACAAACGCCTATGCGCAGATCATCAAGTCCGAAAAGCAGGAAGACGGGACGCTTCTCGTTTACGGCAAGGCGACAGATGATTCTGTCGATATTGACCAACAGATCTGCGACTCTACTTGGCTAGATCGTGCTATGCCTGATTGGTTTAAGTCCGGCGGCAACATTCGCGAACAACATTCAAATATTGCGGCAGGGGTCGCAAAAGAATACGAAGCCAAGGGCGATGGTCATTACATTTCTGCTCTTGTCGTAGATCCTGTCAGCGTCAAAAAAGTCGAAACCGGAGTCCTCAAAGGATTCTCAATCGGTATTCGCGCACCGAGAATTATCCGCGATAACAAGGCGGCTAATGGACGTATTATCGACGGTCAGATCGTAGAGATCTCACTTGTCGATCGTCCGGCAAACCCAAACGCTAAACTCGTTTTAGCGAAATCCGTTGAAAGTGAGGAATCACTCGTGAAAGTTGAAGAAATGATCGAAACCTCGGTAGAGAAATCCGAGGAATTAGGCGGCGCGGCATCGGGTATTCCGTCACGTGAGGAAATGGTTGAGCGTTATGCCGCCGCACGTAAGGCTCTCGATGAAGTGTCCCGCATGTGTAAAGAGTGCGGCTATGACGATATTGAAAAACAATACGGCGAATCCGCAGAACAAGAAACCGCCGAAGGACCAATGGTCGGTGCGGATACTGCGCAACATGAAGTAAGCGAAGCCGAAGGAAAAGCGGCTGATTCAGTAGAGAAATGCCTAGAGTGTGGATGCCATCAGCCATCCGATTCTCACGGCGCGACCACTATTCGCGATGGTGCCAACGTGGCGACGCCAGCCAACGTATCGACCGCGCAAATTGTAAGTCCAGCAGATACACCTAAGTCTGCCGAACCTGAAGAAAAAGAAGATTCTGCTTCTGAAAACGAAGCAGAGAACCTGCCGACCGACAAGGTCGATGAGATAGTAGAAAAAGCCCTAAAGAGTGCTAAGGAATCTGTAATTTCCGAGGTTCACGCGTTTAAGTCCGCTACTGAAGCGGCAGAGAAGCGTGTGGCAGAGTTGGAAACAGAATTAGCGGTGGCTAAATCTATGGCGATCTCGGGCGGACCAAAACGTACCGCGATCAAAGCAGGAATCGAAACAAATGACTTGTACGTGAAAGCGGCTGAATTCAGCGCAAAAGCGTCAAGCACAACCGATCCGGATCTTGCTAAGGGATACCGCGAACTAGCGAATTCTTTTCTCGCTAAAGCGAAATCACCAGCAGATTCCGAATAACTCTAAAGGAGCAAAAATAAATGGCTGAAATGCCTCGCGCTAAAGACCTATTCGGTGATGTATCACCAGTAGAGTCAGCAAAGCGCATGGAAGAATATACCGACACTCTCGGTAAGGCTCTTTCCAATGCGTCAGCAGTACCCGGTCAAGCACCGGCAAAAAATCCGGTAGATGTAATTGAAGGTCTTGTTGCTAACAAGTCCCTTGCCCCTGAAGCGGTATCAGCATTGAATCAGGCTCTAGCCTCTCAGCGCACTGCTATGGGTGACGTCGTAAAAGACATCTCTCTCACATCTCCACTAAGCACATCATTCGCGGCTTTCGATCTCGAAGCGCCAGCGAAGTTGCTCACCCCTCGTCCAACACCACTTCGTAACCGCATCCCTCGTAAGCGTGGAGTCGGTACATCTCACCGTGTCAAGCGTATCCTCGGATACACCGGTACCGGTACAGGTGGCGTAGGAAACCTATGGCCCGGCATCACAGAAACCACAACAAATACTTTCGGCGCGATCAATTACGAGCGCGGACCAAAGATTTCGTATGCGGCTGATGATCTCGTATTGCCATACAACTCATACTCGCTATCCGACAGCGTCACATTCGATGCTAACTTCTCGGGTCTCGGTTATCAGGATCTTCGTCAGTTGTCATCAACTTCAACACTTTACGCGACAATGCTCATGGAAGAACGCATGATGCTTATGTCTCGCGGAACCGCTTCAGGTTATTCAGGTCTGCTTTCAGCACCTGCTTCACTTACAACAGCAGTCACCGCAGCAGGTGTAGGGCAGACAGCAATCACAGGCGTATCCGGTGGCAAGATTTACGTTACCGCTACTTCTGACGCTGGCGCTTTTGGTCAGTCAGGATTCGTTACACTTTCAGGCGCAATTACAGTGACTTCCGGCGATGTCGTGACAGTTACAATTCCGCCAGTAGTCGGCGCAATTGGATACAACATCTACGTTGGTACAGGCGCATCTGCTCCTGCTAACTCTGCTGTATTTTACGCAGGTCGCACCGCGACAAATACCTTCGTCATTCAGGGCGCACTACCAACGACAGGTGTTACTGTCGCTGGCGTAGCGGCTGATCAGGCGGCAGGTTCAAACCTTTCTGCTTACGCAACAGGTTATGACGGAATTCTTCCAACCGTTCTCGGACCAAACTCCGGTGCGGTTAATAACGTAAACGCTGTATTCAGCACCAGCAATCCCGGTGTTGAGTTCCAAGATGTATTCGTTCAACTTTACAACAACGTAAAGGCTGATCCGGACATGGTCTTGCTCAATGGCGCAGATCGTAAGCAACTCTCCGACGCAATTAAGAGTGGATCAGTTGCTAACTACCGTCTAACAATTGATAATCCGGGCGAGGGTGGAACCACATACGGTTCAATCGTCACCGGTCTTCAGAATGAGGTTACAGGTAAGGCTGTTGAACTCATGGTTCACCCATGGCTACCACAGGGCGTTGCTCCTGTCCTCTCATTCACCTTGCCAATTCCAGATACCGAAGTTTCCGACGTATGGGCAAACTTCTTGGTACAGGATTACATGGGAATTCAATGGCCAGTCACACAGTTCTCGTATGACTTCTCCACATATTTCCGTGGCACATTCTTCTGCACCGCACCAGCATGGAACGGCGCAGTTTCAGGAATTAAGGCTGCTTAACAATTAAATAATCTGTAACGGCGCGGCAAATTTGAAAAGTCGCGCCGTTACTTTTAACAAAAGGAAGTGCTATGCCAAAAATGATTGCTCCCGATAAAGGAGTCAAACAAACAGACATTGGGCGTGTCAGATATAACGTAAACAAACAAGGTGTTTATAGCGTCGACGATTCGTCACATGTACGCGCTATGAAACGTGAAGGTTTTATCGAGGCTTCCCTTATGGGTGCTACAACAAATAAGCAAGTAGGCTATACTTGCGCTGAGTGCGGTTTCGGATCATGGTTTCGGAAATGTTCTCGATGCGGATCGGAGAATTAACAAGTGGCTAACGCTATCTCGCCTATCACATATTCATTCTCAACACCTTATCTAACTACCGATGAGTACCGTAGCGCGCCGACAGCGATTGATATTGATAACCTTGTTTTTAATTCCTCAGATCCCGACGTTCAAAATGCGGAACTTGCTAACGTAATTGCCCGCGCGTCATCATGGATCGATACATACTGTAATCAGATCTTATCTTCTACAATCGATACAGAACAACAAAGAATCCGGGTACGTCCGGACGGGACACTTAGATTTCACCCGGACAATTATCCGGTAATTGCTTTACTGTCTTTCGCTTACGGTACGGATCCTAATAACCTAACAATCGCTCAAGACTGCTCGGTTGCGTGGATTGAAAATCAAGAAATTATCTTTCCTTACGCAACTATTTCGACAACATATTCTTCTCAGGGACCACTTGCGTTCGGTTTTCCGTCTACACCTAGAGCAGAAACATTTATTCGTTATTCGTATATCAATGGTTATGCCAATACCATGATCGTAACGGCAACGGCAGGTGCGACAAGTCTTACGGTAGAAAATGGCGCAGGATTCCGCGCAGGAGCCTCGTACAAGATTTATGACGGGTTACGTACGGAAAACGTTACTATCGCCTCGACGTATACGTTCGGATCGACTACACTGCCGCTTACCTCTGCTCTTTTATATTCTCATAATCCCGGGATCTCGATTTCCGGTCTTCCACCTGCTATTAAAGAAGCCGCTATTCTTGTAACGACCGCGATGCTCAAAGTACGTGGCGACAATTCAATGATTATGAATGTGACCACTCAACCGTCTGTGGCAATCGATGGATCTCAAAACATCGGACAAGATATGGCTATGGCAAAAGAATTGTTGGCTACCTACCGAAGAATCCGCTAATGAGTAGAGCCGGCGTCAGACAGCAGATTTACAATTACCTCACGGCTAATAACGAGAATTCGATCAATTACATCTCGGGTCTAAATCAAGTTTTCACGTCGTTTCCTAAGCGTATTAATTTTCAAGTCAACGCTATGCCCGGGGTCAATTCTCGCGCGGCTTGCGTGATCTTTATCGAGAATGAAAACGAATCACGCATCGCAATCGGTGGCGCGACTAATGGCTGGAAGCGTGTCGATTACGGCGTCGTTTTACAAATTTATCATCATTCATTACAACGCGACGCGCAAGACGCCATGAATGATTTTGATTTACTCATAGACGGATTAAAAGAATATCTGCGCATGGATCACAATTTAGGAGATCCAACAGGGACAATAGTTTGGCAGGGCGCCGAGCCAGCGATTAGTACGCTGTACGGCGAACCTTCCACATCGGAAGGTGGCGCGACAGAAACTCAAGCCATCATCCGAATCACCGTTACCGAAATGATTCAAGCATAGGAGAAATCATGGCAACATTTCGTTATGACGGAGAAGACGAAAGAATTCTCCCGTCTGTTCGAGTGATCGTCACACAAGGCGATACATTCGAAGCGCCGGACGACTTTACGGCTCCCGATTGTGTTGTCGTAGGATCATCCAGCAAAAAGCCACCCGCACCTGCGGTTGCGCCTAAAAGTACAGAACCAACCCCGTCCACCTCGGACAAAATCGCAGGAGAGTGAGTAAATGGCAGTCCAAAATTCCGTACGCAGTTTTATAGGAATCGCTAAAGAAGCGGCAAAAGGTACAGCAGTAGCCCCTACCGACTTTATTCCAGTATTGGCGTCAAGCGTCAAGCCAGTCAATATTATCGATCCCCTATACGATAAGGGTCTACGTGGATCACTTGTCGATTCATACAATTACATTCAGGGTCGTACACGTTCAACATTCGATCTAGGTGGCGACGTTTTTCCTGACACGATCGGTTATTTTATCGCCGGCGTATTGGGTGAAGTAACCACTACCGGTGCGGGTGCGCCTTATACCCACACTATTGCGCTTAAGAATTCTCTCGCGGCTAACGCGGATGCGCAACCAATTTCTTATACCTTGACAGACTTTTCAGCCGCAGACGTGCGCGCGTATTCCGGAATTCAATTCCATGACTTTACGCTCAATTTCTCGGCAGACGGTTTGCTTGCGTATGACGCTAAAGGAACAGGCTTCCTAAGCGCAACGGCTTCAACTCCGTCACCTTCATTCTCAACCGTCTTGCCTACTCCGGTATGGCGTGGAACTGTGTCAATCGGTGGATCAGCCGTTTCTTACACGACCACAGGATCTTTGATGATGAGCCGTCCGGTTACACCGATTTATGGTATTTCTAATACTCAAGATCCTTATTCGGTATTTCTTGGAGCCTTGACCACGACCGGAAGTTTTACTTTCGTCATGGAAGATAACGCCGAATTGCTTCGCTATCTGAATAACAGTCAGCCAGCAATCGTATTAAATTGGGCTTATGGCGCAGGTGCGTCTGCTGTTCAATTACAAGCGACCATGACCAAGGGCGCGTACACCGTAGCCAGTATCGATCGAAGCGCGGATTTCGTAACCATTACATGCGAAGTTAACGCTCAAGGCAATACCACCGATGCTGGGGCTGTTGGCTTTGGCAACGTTAAGTGGGTTCTCCAAAACGCAAAAACTTCCGGAACCTACGCTTAACCAATAAATCACCGATAGGGCGTCAAATCTGTTGCCCGCCTTCCCGACAGATGGGGCGCCTTATCGGCTTAAACATGATAAAGTACAGAAAACCTAGGAGGGTTACATGAAAAAAATTACGTTGCCAAGCGGTAACACCGTAACGTTGCGCGATCCTAAAACACTTAAAGTCAAAGATCGTAAAAAAGTATTAAAGGCAGTAGGCGAACAAGATACAAGCATCGCTCAAGGTCTGACTATGATTGATGGTCTGATCGCTATGTTGGTCGAGGATTGGTCTTTTGACTTAGTCCCGCCCAGCGTAAAACTAGACGTCTTAGACGAACTCGACATTCCCGATTACGACGCGTTATCAAAAGAAATCGAGACCGCACAAAAAATCCTATTCCCTCAATTCACCGAGGATCAGGGAGAAGATAGCCCAAAAGACAGTTAGACCGGTTGAAGTTTTTAATTAAGACCGGTTCAAGATCTCCGGGTTTTACTTATCCGGACGAAGAATTTTTTTATTGGGCATGTGCGAAAAAATTTGGCTGGACGCCTAACGAAGTTGACGAACAACCTGCTAGCATTGTCGAGTGGGTATTATCGATCAATTCCGCTATAGACGAAGTAAAAGCCGAAATGAGTCGAGCCAATGAACCGAAGCGGGATCGTAAATCTCGATAAATTTTTGCGCGATCTAAAACAGATCGAAGCAGACGTTCGAGAAAAACCAAAAGAAGCGGCATTAAAAATTGGCGCGGCTGTCGAGCGTCAAGCCAAGATCAATGCGTCGACCGGGCGTCATAAACCGGGTGAACCGCACATTCCGGGAACGGGACCGGGACCTAACCGCGCGACAAATAGATTACATAATTCGATTACGTCTTACGGTCGCCCTGTGGGTTTTGATCGATACCAAGTATTAGTTGGACCTACTATTGAATACGCGCGCGACGTTGAATTTGGCGCACCGCATTGGCGTAGAAAATCCGATGGCACTTTATTTCCACCGGGAGAAGGTTACCCGTATTTCAGACCTGCTGTTGACGGTCTGCGTCGCATGGGTGCTTATGACACGATATTAAAACAAGTATGGCAGGGAACTGCCCTAGAAAAGAAAGGTCGCTAATACATGGCTGGTAAATTTATTGACGATCTTGTTTTCAAGGTTATTGCCGATACTAAGGGCGCAGTAGAAGGCATGAAAAAAGTTGGGGACAAAGCGCAAGAATTAAATCGCCATACCAAAGCCAGCGCGTCGGGCATGGAAGCAATGTTCGGAAAGATCAAAGTCGGCGCGGCAGTTGCGGCTACGGCTATTGCGGCTGTCGGCGCGGGTTTACTTAAAGTTGGACTTGATGCGGCTAAAGCGGCGGCGACTAATGAAGAATCTCAAAGACGTCTAGCCTTAACGCTCAAAAACGTTACGGGCGCAACTCAAGAATCTGCTGATGCTATGAATACGTGGATCACCGACGTTTCCTTGGCATACGGAGTTACCTCAGATGCTTTAACTCCGGCAATAGAACAGTTGGCTCGTGCGACACGCGACGCGGCTACGTCTCAGCAATTACTAGGTTTGGCGATGGATGTTTCGGCGGGAACAGGCGTCGATTTACAATCAGTTGCGACTGCATTAGGTGAAGCCTATAAGGGTAATTTTACGCAGATTACAAGATTACGCACCGGTATATCAAATGCGACCTTAGAAACAAAGAATTTCAAAACGATCTCAGCAGAATTGGCGGCACTTTTTGCGGGTCAAGCGGATCAAGCGGCTAACTCTTTCCAAGGGCAAATCAGCCGTATGCGAATTGCGTTTAAGAATTTACAAGAAAACCTAGGAACCATGCTTATTCCGGTTTTCAAATTGGTCGTTGAAATTATTAATAAATCTTTAATTCCGGCTATCCGTAATTGGATTACCAACGCTCAAAAACATCCTGAAGTCGTTGAAAAAA